TTACCATAGCCTCGGTTACTGATGCGCTTGCGAAATGCACGGGCGCGGCTGTCACGGTCGAATAAACCTTGCTGGTCTAAGTACCAAATCACGCCATAGTTGTCTTTATAGACAAGCTGAACGTGTTGCGTGGTTGTCACCATGTAAAGCTCATTGCGCTGGGCAACGTCATTGCAGAAGCGATTTAGTGACATGCCCATGACTTCGAGCGCTTCGTATTCAAGCCCCATTGCGTCCATAACGTCTAGACGCTCCTTTTCGGTCGTTCCGCCTGACCACCGCTTGCTTTTAGCAATGCGTGGCAACATTCTAAACTTGTTTTCAACCGTCCTGTATGGCAAGCCAGCGGCTACCGTCACGGCAATTACGCCGCAATTAGACCGACAAACCGCGTCGTCTGGTAATTTAAATCCATCAATCATAACTACACTCTCCCTGCTTTTATGTCTTCTATGCGTTGTGCATGGTCATAATATTCAACTTTGACAATCTCAACGCCAGCATCAATCAGCGACTGAATATATGCTTTAGCCTCTTCTATTGTGTCTTCGCATCCAGTAAATGATTTATGGATTGTCTCAACTTCATACCTAATCATGTTCCTGTTCCCCTCTCAAAAAAAGTTAGCATCACAACCAATGCGGTATATTTGGCAATCGGTTAAGCCTTTACAGATTAGCTTTGCAATCTTGCGTCTGGTTAACGGGCAAGCTGTAAAGCCATAAAATGCAAAGTCGCGTTGTATTTTGTTAATGCGTTCAGTCATGTTTCTGTCTCCTTTTGTTGCTGTTTGTAATGCTAATATGCATATCAAATGGGGCAACAATGTGGCAATCTAAAGGTAATTTCGTGTTAATTTAGAATAGACAATGTTGCTTAGATTGTGTAAAGTAGGGCATATAACATGATGGCAATGCTTGGGTTTGTGATGGTTTGTTGTGATGGTTTGATGTTTGGGTTGTGTGATGGATGGTGGATTTTTCATTCCAGTAAACACTCTAAGACAGACGGTCACGCGTGGCATTACATAGCATTACATAATAAGACGCAATGCAACGGTATAATGTGGCGCGCATACACGCGCAGGTACGGGGGGGTGTGCGCGCACCCATGCACCCGCGCAGGCACACGCGCACGAATTGTATGTTAAATACCTATTACCCACACACACTAAGGAGTTACTATGGGTAAGATAACGAAAACCAACCTTGACAGTGTAGTTAGCTTACTCTCTGACGGGCATAGTTTAGTTGAGGCTTGCAAGCGAACTGGAATAAGCCGTGCTGCCGTTTACAAGCGCATGGGGGCTGATAAAGAGTTGGAGAGTAGGATTTATGGTGCGAGAGCTGAAAGCGCTGAGAGGGCGTTAGATGAGCTTGATGAGCTGTACATGAACGCTTTGGAAAAGAAGAAGGATTATGACCCGAACATTTTACGGGACTATGGCAACCATGTTCGGTGGAAGGCTAAGGTAAGTATGCCTGAGAAGTACGGGGAGTCTAAGAACAGGGCGGGGGTTGAGGTTAGTGACGGCACGGTTCGCATTCTGTGGGAGAGTGATTGATGGAATGTCCTACTTGTAGTGGTGAATTAACTTGGTGTTCGGATGAGGGCTTTTATGATTTAGACGGGCGTAAATACATTGAGTCGTATTATAACTGCTACAAGTGCCTTACAAGCGTAACAGTTGCTGTGCCTGCTGATTTAGATTATTCCAATATTCCTCCCCAAGAGAAAGAATAAAGAATATGGATGTAAAAATACCGTATAAGCCTAGAGATTTACAGGCTGAGATGCATAAGAATTTGAAGCGTTGGAACGTGCTGGTTATGCACAGACGCTTTGGCAAGACGGTATGGGCAGTTAACCAGTTAATCAAGACAACCTTGACTTGCCCACTTCCTAGACCAAGGACTGCGTTTGTTGCTCCTACCTTTGCTCAGGCAAAGAGGATTGCTTGGGACTATGTAAAGTTTTATGCTGGGGTCATTCCGGGCGTTAAGTTTAATGAAACAGAATTACGGGCTGACTTTCCTAACGGCGGCAGGCTTATGCTGTTGTCTGCTGAAAACCCCGATGCCCTACGGGGAATTTATTTGGATGAGTGTGTCTTTGATGAGTTTGGCATGCAAAATCCAAGGGTATGGGGGGAGGTAGTCAGACCAGCCCTGTCGGATAGGGAAGGAGGCGCATGCTTCTTGGGTACTCCGGCAGGGCATAACCATTTCTTTGACTTACTTGAAACTGCTCGTTCTCAGATTGATGAGGGTGGCAAAGATTGGTACTTCAAGATTTGTAAAGCTAGTGAAACAGGGATTGTTAAGCCTGAAGAACTGGACGCTGCCAAGGCTCAGATGACGCCAGAGCAATACGAACAAGAATACGAATGTTCCTTTACGGCTGCTATTATTGGGGCGTATTACGGTAAGCTGTTGGCTGAGGCGGAAGAAAATGGTAGGATAACCAGAGTTCCATATGACCCTGCTTATCCAGTTCATACAGCTTGGGACTTGGGTGTAAATGATTCAACGGCTATTTGGTTTGCACAGATTTTTAGAGGAGGTGCAGTAAATGTTATCGATTACTATGAGAGTTCTGGCGTGGGTCTCAACCATTACGCAGATATACTCGCAAAGAAAGACTATACTTACGGCGACCATCTCGCTCCTCACGACATTGAAGTCCGCGAGCTTGGCTCGGGCAAAAGCCGTTTGGAAACGGCTCACTCGCTCGGCATCAGATTCCGAGTCATCCCAAAAATGAAAATAGCTGATGGGATTAACGCCGCAAGGATGTTGATTCCTAAATGCTACTTTGACAGGGATATGTGTGCTGATGGGTTGGATTTGCTGCGGCAATACCGTCAAGAGTGGGATGACAAACGTAAGTCTTTCCGTGACAATCCTCGACACGATTACACCAGCCATGCGGCTGATGCGTTCCGTTATCTAGCGGTGGGGCTAGAAAACAGGGCGGCTATGGTTAGACCCCCACAACAGGTGGCACAGAATGATTACAACGTGTTTGGGGTTTGAAGAAAATCCCGTTATAATAAATCTTGCGGTTCACAGTTTACTAGCTCGAAGCCCTTACCATTTTAAGATGGATGAAAGAGATTTTGAGAGGTTATTTGTTCCGCCGCTAAGACTTGAGCAGTTCTTGATTGTTTGGCGTGATAATAAGCCTGTGGCTTTTGCTACATGGGCTTTTCCTGAGAAGAAGGACATAGAACATTATACGTTGATGAATATGTTTCCTAACGGCGGGTTTTATAGTGACGGTCCGAATCCGTGGATTATTGACTTTATTTGCGTTTCGGGCAAAGAAGATGTATTATTTACTTTCAGAGAATTGAAGCGGCATTTCACGTATATGGGCTATGACAGGTGTTTTTGGCTTAGAACAGAGACAGGTCGCATTGGTAAGCATATCCTAAAAGGAGATTAACATGGGTGGTGGCAATGGTGGCGGCGGCGGCGGCGCAGACAAAAATAGAGGCATCGAAAAAGGCAGAACAAAGCAGGCAAAGGTAGGCGTTAGCAAGTCTGTTTCTGTTGATGTTGGTGATGCGGCTGAAGCAGTGCCTGTTCCTAAGGCAAAGCCACCAGAACCTAAAGCACCAACAGCACAGACAACAGGAAAGGTTGCGTTTGGCACTGAGGTTATTGATACCAAGGCGGCTCAGGCACAGTTATCAGCTAAACAATCTGAGTTTGGCAAAACCGCGATTGGCAAAATTCCAGGCGTGGCTTCTCTTATGGGTCAAGCAAGCCTTGCTGCTCAGAAAAAAGCACTTGAAAAGGGTGGGACAGCAGTAGCGGTTCCGGGTACATCTTTTGCCCCACAGGGTCAGGCTTACACCGAAGCTCCGGGCATGAAGTCTAGCGCAGAGTTGGCTGGGCAAAGATTCAAAGTTGGGCAAACATTTCATGCTAAATCTGGACAAGACATAAATGTTATAACTATGGATGGCATAAAGACGCAAAAAGCCCCAAGTCAGTACACAACAGGTCCTGCTGGAAGCATTGGTAAGATTAGCGCAACAAAGCCACCTAAAGGCTCAGGCTTGGGCTATGTTGGCGATGTTGCTGGCGTAACAAAGACTACAGAAGTAATGGGAATCCCAGTAACAACCTTTACTGGAAAGACGGGGTATAGCCCAACAGGTGAAAAGCTGGATGACAAAGAAAAAGGTGGCAAGAGTGATGCACCAGCCCCAGCCCCAGCCCCAGCCCCTGAAGCGGAAGAAGAGGTTCCCACGTCTTTGGCGATGCTTCCGGGCGAAACACCTTCTCAGTACCGCCGCCGTGTTCGCCGTTTTGGTGGCGGCACAATCGTTGAAGGCGGAGGAGTCCTATA